TGGATGATGACGACTTTTATTTTCCAGAGCGTGTTTCTGCTGCGGTAACCGCACTACAAAAAAAGCCCGCAGTAGATCTGGCCGGATCAAGCCATATTCACATGTATTTCACGGATACCAAGGAAATCTACAGTATCGGTCCCTACTTCCCCCTACATGCCACAAATGGTACAATGGCCTGGAGAAAACGCTATAGCCAGACCCGGTCCTATGATGAGACCGTCGCTTTCGCCGAGGAAAAGTCATTCTTAGAAGAATATAAGAATCCCCTCATACAATTGGACGCCATGAAGGTCATGTTAGTGATAAATCATGGTGATAACACATTTGATAAGACTCAGTTACGCACGGCAAATAATAGGTTCATAAAGAAGACAGATAAGACACTAAGTGATTTTATAAAGGATGATGAAATAAGAGGCTTCTTTGCGGACCTATAGAAAACCGGTCTAAACATTTATCGGGTCTGCCCTAATAGAATATAATGTCCAGAGATGACTCTGTAAATAGAATGTTGGATATATATGAACAGCCATTATTGAATGGTCTGACAGAGGATTCCGATATGGCCACACAACCTCAACATATCAAGGTGGCCCTGAAACCACACCAACTTGCCATGGTCAGTGCCATGGAAAAGAAGGAAGCAACCTCAGTTGAGGGGTTCACAATCGGCGACGAGACACACTGTAGTCAATTTGCAATCTTAGGTGATACTGTCGGATCTGGAAAGACGCTTATGATGCTCGGTCATCTTTCGAATGTGAAGGCTACAGTGCCTCGCAACACATTCTCGAGAATCCATGAATATTCAAAGGCGAGATTCTGGAGTCAGAAGCCAGTTCACACGGTAGAGTGTTCTGGAAATACACTGATTATCGTGCCCCACACACTATACCATCAATGGAAATATGCAATCCAACAACAGACAACACTCAGTTTTCTCGAAGTCAAGACTCTGAAGGCATTCGAAAAGCCAGACTTCTTCCAGAATATCAAGGAGCGCGATATTACACTGATGTCAAATACCATTATAAAAAGTTTCATGTCTGTGTCAGCAAGGTTTTCGATTCAGTGGAAACGTGTAATATTTGATGAGGTCGACAGCATACAGTTTACTTCGACGGTCCCTATGCCTAACGCGAACTTCTATTGGTTAATCACAGCGACATGGACGAATCTGCTTTTTCAGGGCCTCTATATGTATATGACTGAATCATATTTGAATCGGCGAATAGTGGCTGGAATGAATTCCGAATTGGCGGCGATGCTTCAGAATGACCAGGTCACCAATGGTAATAATTATTATTCTCGTTATGACATAAAAAGCAGCAACTTCTTCTCAAGTTTCATTACGAAACACCCAAACAGGGGCCATCTTGTCTTGCGGTCGAGTCTAAAGTTCATGGAACAGAGTTGGAGGGCGCCGGCCATTATAGAGGCTCGTATTTCATGTGAAGCGCCAATTCAACATCGCCTCGTATCTCAATTTGTCAGCCCAGAAATCCAGGAATTACTGCATGCAGGGGATGTGCAGGGTGCTCTCGAAAAATTGGGTGTAGTAAATACGAACCAGGGTTCTCTTATTAGTGCTCTGTGTGAAACACGGCAGAAGGACCTTGACCGTCTGGAGAAGACGCTAGCATTCAAGGAGTCTATTGATTATGCGACACCGCAAGCAAAGGATACAGCCATATCTGCCTTAAAAACGAAGATTGCCTCAATCAAGGATCAGATTGAGAGTCTGACTCGACGCATAATAAATGCCAAGGATGAGATTTGCGCCATATGTTATGAGGCGCCCACTTTGCCGACCCTTGTCGCCTGCTGCTCAAGGCTATTCTGCGGAGAGTGTATTATAAACTGTATTCAGAGAGCAGCGAGTTGCCCACTCTGTAGAGCAGCCCTCGAATTCCGATCTCTGAAACGCATTGGTCTGGAGAATGCGCTTGAAAATACAGTCGTAGTTCCCCAATTACCTAGCAAAAAATCTGCGCTTCTCAGTCTGATAACGGAAACCACGGGTGGCAGGTTTCTAGTATTCAATCGCTATGATAATCCCTTTCTTGAGATAGAGCACAAGTTATCAGAGTTGGGGGTTCGCGTGGCAGCCGTTCGTGGAAACAAGGACCATATCTCGAGTATTCTGAAGCAGTTCGAGAAGGGTGATATACGTGTTCTACTTATGAACAGTGCGGAGGCTGGGGCTGGTATTGATCTTAAATCTTCGACGCATATAGTGTTAATGCACAATATGCGGAAGGAAGAGGAAAAACAGATCATTGGTCGCGCGATGCGGCTGGGACGCACAGAGCCACTTCATTTGGTCAGACTCTTGCATGAATCGGAAATGAGTTAGATGCACATCTAAATGCTCATTCTATCTCAATATTGAAATCTACCTCTTGGAAGTTTTCAATATCGGTGATTGCCTCTTCTACGGAAATTATGTCGCGCGCCCATGAACCCGCAAATGGGGCTGCATTGCAAATATCTCCGCCACCACGACCATTTCCCTCGGCAGTCAGTATAGGTAGAGGGTGAATAGTTTGTTTAGGATATCTCAACTTATCTACATACTGCTTCTTGGTATGATTGACAATATAGCGGTATTTATGAGCATACTTCGGATCAGGTCGAATCAAACTAGACTCGTTGGCATTGCATTGCTCATGTAAATTGGTTTCTTGTCCTGGTTCCTTGTCAGCGTAGTCTCCTGCCCACACGACACGGCTCTTGTAATATGCGCCTTCTGGGCTCAAGGAGAATTCAAAGGTGTTGACGAACGAGCCTTTAACATGTGAGTGCTCCATTAACTTCACTCCTTCGTTATATCCGAATGCATTCATCCATACAACAATCTTTCCTGCAGAATCAAGAATAACAGAGTAGTAGTATTGGCCCATTGTATGTGTATCTAAAAAGTGCCTACCCAGTGTTCAATTTTTATCAGGCTAGTATTCGCACAAATGTTTGGGGATATTCATCGATTGGATTTTTTTGGCCTGGTTTGCAGGGAGCCCTATGCTGCGCGCTTCACTGATATGTCTGGGCACACTCTCTATGCTTATATTGTGTTGATCCGAATACTGAATCATCTGTTTCCAAGTATTATACATGGATGATTGGCGTGTTAGAACTTGTGTGAATTGTAGGCTCGATATGGGGGGTACGGTTTGCGAGGGGAATTCTGAGAGGAATGCATTCACAATTTTGAGTTTGAGTTGGAAACTCGGCTTCAATAGATTCCAGTTCTGATAGAAAAACGCCCAATAGTCTGCCTTGTCGCTGATATAGAAAATTTCCATGAATTTCTTGTATATGGACCACGCGCCATCTATCCCGGATAAGCGCTCATGCATATTTTCGTGCACGCAGAGACCAGACAAATTCCCCAGGTTATTTTCGACGTTCGGTATAATGAAGGGGTCCCACAATTCGTATAGACAAGAATGGCTGTATTTTAGAATGTCAGTGCTTGGCTCCTCCCCTTCTTCTTCCTGCTGAGGACCCTCTGATACGATTATTTCGTTTTGCTCCTCGTAATCTAGATACCTTGGCCTGCGTCCATTGATCGCTCGTAATATCACACGGAGATCGGCACTCGCGAGGATTTCTGGTATTAACGAGTGGCCGAGCCAGTCTTTGATAGTTTGGCTTGGAAATTCCATCGGCATATATGTGCTCAGGCGGACTATATATTGATAGGCACGCCCCTTGATTTCATTGCAGATGAGTATTAGCGGGTGTCCCACATTATCCGGCTTCCAATAGCGCATATAGTCGAGCAGTTCACTGAGCCCACCCTTCTCTCCGAGACTGAGCCCATCTATTTCATCAAGTAGGATGGCGAGTTTGTTATTTGGAGAAGAGGACATCGCTTCAAGAACGGATACCTGTGTGAGAAGCGGAATAATCTGCTTCTTGAACGCTTGACCACTGCGTGTATGGCTGGCGTTGAGTTCGATAATACGATAAGTTTCTTGTTTGAGAATTTCTCTGGCGAGTGTGGTCTTACCCACTCCAGGGGGGCCAACGAGAAGAAATGCGGCTGTAGTTTGATTGGCCAACCATCGTCTGAGTGATATTTCTACACTCGGATGAAGATTCGCATATGTCATTAATTAGAGAGACGAATTTATCTTTAGGCTTTATACAGAACAATTGCCTGATTTAGCAAGATCCAGACCGGCCCTTTTAATACCTGTGCATGTGTCTCCGTCGTATACGCCTTCCCATGTGAGCCCCCTAGTGGCGCACATATCACAAATACCCTTTAGTGTAGTAGCGTCTGTAGTATTGACAATATCAGCCGACGTATAAGGGAACGTCTTCATACTGGTCAAGGTTGGCTTCGTTTCCCCGAGTTCATCTTCAGTGATCTTCGTCATTCCACCATTGGTCGATACGCCCAGTAAATCCACACATCCATCGTTTGTGAGACTTGGTAGTTTGGGAATATACGTCAAATAGTCTGGGCAACTGTTTATTACAGGCGGCCAGACGAGACCGGCCTTGGCACCAGCACCAAACCAGCGATTTCCGAAAAAATAGAAGGTCATGATGCTGCCGATAACGAAGATGACTGTGCTGGGTTTTCCCATTCCGCCCAGTTTATTTGTGCCGGCCATAATGAATGCAATGCAGAAGATGATGTAAAATATATAATACCAATTTACTGTGCTAATATCTGCACCTAGGAACATCAGTTGCTTTGCCATACTATTTATAATATCTATATTTATCCGTTACATTATTATGGAACGGATAAATTTGTAGATTGGCCGTTAAGGCTGCTGCCGTTAAGGTTACTGCCGTTAAGGTTACTGCCGTTAAGGCAATTTACATTAAGGACGGGTAGTATTGAACAGCGGGCAGCACAATCGCAGAACCATTTCCAAAGAGGCCACCGCCAACCTCAATGTAGCCAGTGCGGAACGCCACCGTGGGGTGAGCCGAGTCACGTGTGTCAGTAACACCACCGGGAACACCCACTATGCTAGACACGAACTGCACCTTCCGGAAAGTGCGGCCGCTAGAAACCACGGTCTTCCCCATATCACGCAGCACATCGCCGGACGCCGCGGCAAAGGCTGTGCCGGCTGCAAAGGTGCCAACACGGAAAGAGCCGCCAGAGCCAGTCCCAGGCGTATACTCCTGCAGTTGGACGCTACCCGTCGCCACGAAATATCCATTAGATTGAGAGAAGCCACCGGCAGAAGGAGCAACAGACGTCATTTATTATACCTTCGGGATAGAAAATATTTTTATATATCTGGTATTTTCGCCCGTAGGGAAAGTTGGCTACAATCAGAATGGACTTTCAGCCTGGACTTGTTTTACCGAATACGAATCCTCTGCCGGTAGGCGGAATGAATGGCCGTGTGAATTTAACCGCGGGGGCCGGAGCCGGTGGACACTCGGAAGTCCCCGGATTCTCTTACCGGACGAGCGCCCAGGAAACCTTCGACGCGGATGCCCTCCGGGGGAACTGGGAAAAGACCGCGCTGTCTGCCACATTTTTCAGCAAACAGAACATCGAGACCCTCCAACGCGCCATACGCAAGGCCGTATACGAGAAGTCTGGTCCGAAGAAATACAATATCGATGACCAATCCGTAGATGAACTCAGCATAATCATGCGGACCATGTATCTCCAATATTCGCAGAACCTGCCGTATGATATCCCGGGGCAGATCTCAGATCTCAATGAAAAAGTCGTCAACTGGTCAGTCCCACACATTCTCAGCGCCGTTGACCACTACATGTATTATTTGAACGATATCAGCCACATGCCGGTGCCTCTCGCCAGATCGGTTCATCTCAGTTCTGCGGGAACAAAGTCTCTGCCGTTGAACCCTTTCATGTGACGGACGCCTTCAACTTGATAGCCTTCTTCGGCTCCTTTCGCAAGACTGTGCCGCTACGTGCAGCCTCGCGAGCATCCTGGAGAGAAGCCCACGACTTCTCGAAGACCTCCAAATCCCGAGTCCACAGTTCCTCGGCCTTCGTGCCCCGTAGGGTTTCCAGGGCAGCCTTCACGGCCTCCACATGTTTCCGGGCATCCTCTACGGCGCTGGCCTTCACACGGTCCATACGCATCCGGAGCAAGTATTCATAGGAATCCACGGAATCAGGCGTATCCATCCCGTCGAGTGCCGGTAGCCTCTCCGCCTTCAGAGCCTCCACTATCGCCTCGTCCGACTTACGCCGTAGGTCCATGCGGTCTTCCAACAAAGCCAAGAGGAACCGGGCCTTCGCGTCGTATTCGACCAACTCACGCTCGAGGCGCCGGATCTCCAGTTCCTTCCGGGTCTCGTAACCCTTCAGCCGGACCTGGTAATAGTCCTCCATCATGTCTCCGACAGTCCCGTAGCGCTTGATCTTCATCTCCGGGCTGAAACAGACCATGTTGGTCGTGTGCCACGTCGTAGAGAGTTGGAGCATCTTGTCGGCTGCAGCCTGGTCCGTGCGCATCTCGAAGTAGGTGTCGGAGTCGAAATATAGGATGAACTTCACCTCCGTGTCATTGTATAGGTCATCGAATGACTCTAGGACGGGCTTGATACCCTTTTCCTTGTCACCCGTGCATAGCGTGTCGAGATAGGCCTTGTAGTCCTTGGTCCACGTGCCAACTGGCAACTCCGTGACGGTAATCGTGTGCTTAGCATCATCCCACGTCGCAATTCCGCGAGTCTGCCATGTCGACTCGGCCGTCCGGTGGATGGTCCCCTTGAACCCATACCACCACGGCTGAAGGGCGAGGCCGGATAGGGTGCTGCGGCTCAGATTCAGGCGATCGCGCAGCAGCGCAATCACGTCACTGGGGTTGTGAGGGGGGATATTGGTGGAGAAGCCAGTGCCGATGCCGAGGGCGCCGTTGATGGCGATGAGGGGCACGACCGGCTGATAGTGCTCGGGCTCCACGACCTCGCCGTCATCGTCGACATGCTTGAGAATGGCTGCATCCTCCTTCTTGAACATCGCG